GAAACTCTACTGTGACATTTCCTACTGCCACGGGCAGTTGGGGGACGGTCACACATGTGGCGGTCCATGACGCCTCTACTAGCGGCAACATGCTTTTTCACGGCGCACTTTCAGCATCTAAGGCCATTGGTTCTGGGGACGTCATGCAGGTTGCGTCTGGCGACATCACAATAACGGCGGCCTAAGCTGGCATAAATTATGCCGACAGATATTACTTCGCCCACTTTAGACCAGCTCGACTCTTGGTATGGCGGGAACCTCGATAACTTCCCGACCTCACTCGATGACTCTTCATGGAGTTCGGTAGCACTTAGGCAAGGCGCAGCGGCACTAAGCGTTTCGGCCTCAGTCTCTGCAACAGGGCAAAAGGTATTCGGTGGTGAGGCTGATTTAAGCGTCTCTGCCAGCGTTGCTGCAACAGGCACTAAGGTTGCCCTGGGTTCGGCTGCACTAAGTGTTTCCGCCAGTGTGGCAGCGGCTGGAACTAGAGTCGCATTAGGTGCAGCAGCATTAAGTGTTTCGGCTTCAGTTGCTGCCGCAGGCACCAGAGTCGCTTTAGGAGCAAGCGCACTATCCGCCAGTGCCACGATAGCTGCCACAGGCTCACTTATAGCAGCCGGTGCAGCGGGACTGAACGCGTCGGCCTCGATAAGTGCCACGGGCGGGATAGTCGGCGGAGAATGGACTGATCTGACGCCAGGCATAGAGACATGGTCAGAGGTTAGTGCAGGGTCTGAAATCTGGGGAACGGTTGCGGCAGGCAGTGAAAGTTGGACTAGCGTATGACAGCAATAAATTTTGGGGAATGGACACCTGACCAACCTATTCTTGGGTCTGGCTGTGCGGATGCAAAGAATGTCATACCGACAGCTAGAGGTTATCGGCCTCTGCCGAGTTTATCGGAGTTCTCTAATGCCGCAGACGCTCGGTTGCGTGGAATATTTCCAGCCAAGCAAAGCGACGGCACGGTCAAACTGTTTGCTGGCGACGGCACAAAATTATATCTGTTTGGCGCTGGCGACAGTGATCTGGATAATGTTAGCAAAAGCGGCAACTACACCTTGAACGCCGATGAGCCGTGGCGCTTTGTTCAGTTTGGCAACATCGTTATTGCAGCCAGTAATTCACAAATATTACAATCATTTACGATTGGTTCTTCAAGTCTTTTTGCAGACGTTTCTGGCGCACCAACGGCTAAATACTTAGCGGTTGTCCGAGACTTCGTTATGACGGCAAATACCTCAACCAGTAACCAGCAGGTACGCTGGAGCGGCATAGGCGACAGTACCGCTTGGGCGGCCAGTGCGACCACCCAAAGTGACGCCCAGACGATCTACGGCCTTGGCGCTATTACGGGATTGGTTGGCGGCGAATTTGCCACGATTTTATGCGAGGAAGGGATTGTTCGAGGCACATACGCTGGTTCGCCGTTGGTCTGGCAGTTTGACGCCATAGAAACCGCCAGAGGCTGTGCCATTCCAGGCAGCGTAGCGGCCATTGGCAATAATACGATTTTTTGGTCCGGCGATGGCTGGTATATGTTCGATGGGGCGGCTTCGACTCCAATAGGCACCGAGAAAGTTGATCGGTTCTTTGCAGACGACCTGAACATTGGAGATATGGAACGCTGTTCCGCTGCCATTGACCCGGTGAACAAGCTGTATGTGCTGGCGTACTCCGACGGCAACGGCGGATCGCAGCCAAATAAACTTCTGATCTACAACTATTCTCTAGGCCGTTGGTCGCGAGGTGAAGTTGATACGGACATCGTCGCGCCAATTTACACGGCTGGGTATACCTTGGAGGAGCTTAACAATGTGTCTAGCAGCCTGGATGCGCTTCCAGCGAGTTTAGACAGTCCGCTTTGGGAAGGCGGCGAGTTTGCTTTTGCAGGGTCCGACGATAGCAAGATTGCTACATTTACCGGCACTGCGCTGACGAGCATTATTGAAACCGGTGAGCAGGCTCTGCCTGATGGCCAACGCACCCTAGTCAATTCCGTGACGCCTTTGGTGACCGGCAGCCCGACGACGACGGTCCAAGTGTTAACCCGTAACCGTCAACAAGATGATGAAACGGAAACAGCGGCTGCCAGCGTCAATGCAGACGGCTTTGCGCCTGTTAGGGCTAATGGCAGGTTCCATCGTGTAAGGCTAAATGTCAGCGGCACTTGGACGAATGCTCAAGGCATCGATGTTCAAGTGCAGGCTGCTGGCTTGCGGTAATGGCTAATCAATACAGGAGATTGCCACAGGACGGCGCTACGCCTCGTCAGGTTGCAGAGGTTGTTAACAGAACTCTCGACGGCGGTATCAATGCCACTGGCAGCGTCACTCTGACGGCTAGTGCGGCAACCACGACCGTCGCTGATAAACGATTAAGCGCCACTAGTTATTTTGGATTGATGCCGACGACGGCCAATGCGTCGGCTGAAATCGGCAACGGCACTATTTATGTAAGCGCCCAAGGAAAACAGACTTTAACGCTAACCCATGCAAACAACAGCCAAAGCGACAGAACCTACCGTTACGTCATTTTGGGATGAGTGGGGCCGGTTACGTCATCACATTCTGGCGGCGTTGGAATATGCGGGTGGCACTCATAACGAACATGATGTTCTGGATTTATTGCGTCGAGATAAGGCGCAATTTTGGCCTTCAGAGGACTCGGCGATGATAACGGAGGTCGTTGATTATCCAGGCGGCCTGCACTGCCGGATATGGCTGGCAGGCGGAAACTACAAAGAGTTGAGGGCGCTTGAACGCGACAGGTTAATCCCCTGGGCGCGGCAGCAAGGGTGTCGGCGCATTGAGTTGGTTGGCCGCAAGGGCTGGGCGCGTCGATTAGAAGATTACCGAGAAGTGGCCAGGGTAATGGCTAAGGAGATTTGAATAATGTCAAAAGGCGGATCGTCACAACCAAGCGGACAGACCGTAACAACCAAGACTAATGAACCGTGGACCGGCGTCCAACCGGCTATGACTTATGCGCTTGGAGAAGCACTGAACCAATACCAGACTGCGCCACAGGAGTTTTTTCCAGGGTCAACGGTGGCACCTCAATCGGCTGATACTATTGCGGCCCAAAACCTTATTCGACAACGTGCCTTGTCTGGCAGTCCACTTACAGACGCAGCACAGACGGCTGCCTTGGATACGCTGTCTGGAAGTTTTCTAGGCGGACCAAGGTATCAGGAAATGTATGGCGCAGCCGTTAGGCCAGCCGTGCAGAGCTTTACAGAAAGTGTTTTGCCAGGGATCACCTCACAGTTTGCACGCTCTGGCCGTTTAGGCAGCAATGCCCAGCAACTAGCAACGGAACGTGCCACCGAAGCATTTGGCCGAGGACTGGCTGACGTAGGGGCGCAGCAGTACGCAGCAGAACGCGCCCGACAAAATCAAATGATAGGAGTGGCTCCTCAGTTAGCGGCCGCTGATTTTGCTGATCCAGCAAGACTAGCGGCTATTGGTGCGACCCAAGGAGCGCAGGCGCAGAGAGAATTGGCTGACGAGGTAGCCCGCTTTGGCTTCTACCAACAGCGTCCACGCGATGCGTTGAATGCACTTGTTGGTCAAATCCAAGGCGTTCCATTAGCAGGAACCGGCACCAGTCAGACCGCACAGCCGTACTTCACCAATCCCGTCGCAAGCGGGTTAGGTGGTGCGTTTGCTGGAGCGAGTTTAGCCAACGCCCTAAAAGTCAGCCCGTGGCTTGGTGCGCTTGGTGGCGCTGGTTTGAGTTTGCTTGGCTAGGAGGTAGCGATGACTAACGTCCTAAATCTATTGAATCAACCTGGATTGCTAGGCAATGTTGACATGAACCTCGGCGGACTTCTTGACCCCAGATCGCAGGCTATGTTGGGTGCGGCCCAGGCATTGACCCAAGCGGGTGCGCCTTCGCGGGTGCCAATAACCACCAGCCAAGCCTTGGCCAATGCGATGGCGCAGGGGGCATCGAATTACCGTCAGGCACAAGCTGCTGGGATGAAGCAGCAGATGAATAAGATGGCTTATGACGCTGCAATTTTGCAGGCACAAAATCGCAAGGCATTTTTAGATGCCGTGGCCAGCGGCGACCAAGATGCAATAAGGGCGGCGGCGGCCCGTGC